GGGGTAAGTAAATGCTGAAGGTCAGGTTTGAATATGACCTTCCAGAATACGATCCATCTAAACACGATCCAGATAAAGTCTTCGGATTTTTGACCTATCGTGGTGTACATTATGCCAAGTGGGTAGATCTAAAATCTAGAGCAGATAAAATCTGGAAGACCAAGTGAGGGGTTGCGACCCCTCTTTTTTTATGGTAATATATAATGAAAGGGAGGATCACATGGACAGAGATAAACTTAAATTGATCTACAGGAATCTTAAATCTATTCTAAATGCATTAGAATCAGAGATCTATTCAGACCCAGATGCTTACACTGAAGACCCAAAAGTATCTGCGGCCTACGCTAGATACGATTCGCAAGATGATGACGATGGGTATACAGACTGACAAAACTATGTTATAATACACACATGAAACGTTCTCGTATTCTAAAGAAAGCACTAAAGAGTGCCGTTCGTAGTGGACAAGGAGTTGAACAACTTATTGGAGCATACACGGACGAGTTGCTGAAAGAAGCACTCATCAAACAAACAAATAAAAGAAAAGGTTTTGGTTATGTCGAACGTGAGACTGATTTCAGTGACCCCAGAGGCGGAGAAGACGATGGGGTACGTAGCGAGAGTCAGCAATCCGAACAACCAGGAGAACCCGAAGGTAGCGGGACTCCTTAAGTATTGTGTAAAGCATCAACACTGGTCTGTCTTTGAGCAGGCATTCATGACTCTTGAGATCGAGACTACCAGGGGACTGGCAGCTCAAATTTTGAGGCACCGTAGCTTCACATATCAAGAGTTTTCCCAACGGTATGCTGACAGTTCTATGTTGGCAGACAAGATCCCTCTACCTGATCTGCGTCGTCAAGACACAAAGAATCGACAGAACTCTATTGATGACATCGATCCTTTCACACGGCAGGAGTTCCAGATCAAAATGCAGAAGCACTTTGAAGCAGGAATGAAGCTATATAAAGACATGCTCGATGCTGATATTGCAAAGGAGTGTGCTCGTTTTGTACTCCCCCTCGCCGTACCCACAAGACTATACATGAGCGGATCATGTCGCTCATGGATCCATTATATTCTTCTGCGTTCTGCTAATGGAACACAGAAAGAACACATGGACATCGCTAATGCTTGCAAAGAAATCTTTGTCGAGCAATTCCCTACAGTATCTGAAGCACTTGAATGGTTATGAAACTACTTACACTTGAAGATTATGAAAAGGCAGGCGAGAACTTCTGGCCGAAGTATCGTTACGTTGCCACTGAACTTGGCGAGGGTGCCAGGACAGAAGACGTTCTCAAAGTCATGGAAGCAATCGGTGGAGTTGCTTTGAAGGTGGCACTAGAAGAGAAACTTACAGGCCCATTTGGATTCAACAAAAAGGAGAAAGAAGATGCCGACGTATCCAGTAATTCATAAGGAGACTGGAGAGAAGAAAGAACTCTCCATGACCATGACCGAGTACACAAAATGGCGTGAAGAAAATCCCGAGTGGGATAAAGACTGGCAAGCAGGAGCGGCAGGTGTCGGTGAGGTTGGTGACTGGAAAAACAAGATGAGCAAGACTCATCCTGGATGGAATGACATCATGACCCGAGCATCAAAGATCCGCAATTCAACTATCGAGTGGTAAACTATGGCAAGAGCAAGAAAGCGTAATCAACCTGACATCAACGGTATGTCTACGAAGATGATGAAGAGAAAGAAACCTATCAATTCATCCTATCTACTACCAGTAGAACCTCTTACAGATAACCAACGTGTTATGTTTGAGGAGTATGGTAAGGGACAAAACATCTTCGCTTACGGTGCTGCTGGAACAGGTAAAACGTTTGTTGCTTTGTACCTGGCCCTCCGTGATGTACTAGACGAGGACTCTCCTTATGATAAAGTCTACATCGTTCGTTCACTCGTAGCGACAAGAGAGATCGGCTTCCTTCCTGGCACTCACGAAGACAAAGCATCTCTCTATCAGATTCCTTATAAGAACATGGTAAAATACATGTTCGAGATGCCTGATGATGCATCCTTCGAGATGCTCTATGAAAATCTGAAGGCACAGGAAACTGTATCGTTCTGGTCTACATCATTCCTCCGTGGTACTACGCTGGACAACTCCATTGTTATCATCGATGAATGTCAGAACCTGAACTTCCACGAACTTGATTCGATCATGACTCGCTGTGGTCAGGACACAAAGATCATGTTCTGTGGTGATGCTCGTCAGTCTGACCTGCAAAAAGCACAAGAGCGCACTGGTATCCTAGACTTCCAGAGCATCCTTGAGAACATGAAAGAGTTCTCGATGGTTGAGTATGGTATCGAAGACATCGTTCGCTCTGGACTCGTTAAGTCCTATCTAATCAGCAAGATGAACCTAGGACTCTAATGCATATCTTTAATCATGTAGATGGCCTTGTGCCTATTGAGATGACAGCAGAAATGATTGATGGGAAGAGATATTATCTCACCCCAACTGGTGGTCAGTACCCATCAATCACCACTGTCATCGGCAGCAACGCTGCCAAGCAAGCAGGACTTGCTAGATGGAGAGCACGGGTAGGCAAAGAAAAAGCGCAAGCAAAGTCTAACCGTGCAGCAGGTAGAGGCACTCGCTACCACAAACTGGTTGAGGATTACATCAACAACGAACTTGATACCGAGAAGTACAAGGACATGCCCTTGCCTTGGACGATGTTCCATTCCTCCCGTGAAATTCTTGATCGTATAAATAGGGTATACCTACAAGAGGCGGCACTATACTCTGACGTTTTACAAATTGCAGGACGAGTGGACTGCATTGCAGAGTATGAGGGAGAACTGGCCATCATTGATTTCAAGACAGCAGAAGCACCAAAGAAGGAGCAATATCTTTACGACTATTATGTGCAGGAATGTGGCTACGCATGTATGCTGCAGGAAGTATATGGATTGTCTGTAAAGAAACTTGTTACTATTGTTGCTTGTGAGAATGGTGACACTCAAGTAAAAGTTATGCCACCTAAAAAGGAATACCTTTTATCATTACAAGCATACATCAAGGAGTATCAAGAAAAACATGCTAGACAAACTGGAGGATAAATTTATGACAACTGCGAGATTTTCGCAGGACGTTGAGAAAATTGCATACGAAAACTCGATGAACTATATCGATGCGATTGTTCACTACTGTGAAACACATGAGATTGAACTTGAATCAGTTCCTAAACTGATCAGCAAACCTCTAAAAGAAAAGTTAAAGTACGACGCACAAAAACTAAACTACATCAAGAAAACTAGCAGAGCAAAATTGTTATTGGTATGAGTGACTTCTTTAGATCCGAGATGGTCCAGGGAGACCTACAAGAACTGGCAAAGATGCAAGAGTATTGCATGAAATCCATGGTGGCATTCCCTGCATTGTCTCCTGAAAAGAAGATGGAATACTTCGATGTACTCCAAGAGATGATCGAAAAGCAGAAGGTTTTCTATGCCCGTCTCAAGTTGAGTGGGCCAGACAACCAAGAGGCACAAGACATGGCAGACAGCATTAAGCAAGCTGCTATGATGTATGGTGCCAGCGAACATGAGGACGCGAACGTGATCTTTGATGATCTGATCAGCAAAGTTGAGATGATGAAGAAGCATCTAGAGGCAGAAGGGTCTTGACCCCTCCTTCTGCCTGTGTTATAATTCGTTGGTGACGCGGGGTCACACAAACCAAATCCAATCTATCCGAACAATCCTATGTCTTTTGCAGATCTTAAGCGCAAGTCCCAGACTAACTTTGACTTCCTCCAGAAGGAACTCACCAAGTCCAGCACTACTTCAGGTGGTGCCGACGAACGTCTGTGGAAGCCCGAACTTGACGCTTCGGGGAACGGTTACGCAGTCATCCGTTTCCTTCCCGCACCCGAGGGTGAGACCCTCCCCTGGGCAAAACTGTATCGTCACGCCTTCCAAGGTCCTGGCGGTTGGTTGATCGAGAACTGCCTCACCACCAAGGGCGACCAGTGTCCTGTCTGTGCCCACAACAACAAGCTGTGGAACAGTGGTGTTGAGAGCGACAAAGAAATTGCGCGTAAGCAGAAGCGCAAGCTTGAATACTACTCCAACATCCTTGTTGTGAGTGACCCCAAGCACCCTGAAAATGAAGGGAAAGTCTTCCTTTATAAGTACGGCAAGAAGATCCATGACAAGATCATCGCTGCCATGCAACCTGAATTTCAAGACGAATCTCCTGTAAATGTATTTGATTTCTGGGAAGGTGCTAACTTCAAGCTGAAGATTCGTACCGTCGCTGGTTACTGGAACTACGATGCGTCCGAGTTCACTGCTCCTGCTGCTCTGTCTCCTGATGACGATGAGATGGAGTCTATCTGGAAGCAAGCATACAGTCTGGAAGCATTCACTGCTTCTGGTGAGTTCAAAGAGTATGATGCTGTTGAGAACCGTCTGAATGCTGTGCTTGGTCTGTCGGCCCCGCGCCCTGTTCAACAGGCACAAGAAGAAGAGGAGCAAGACCCCGCTCCCATCGGTGGTTTCAATGATTCTGACATCACTGTGTCTTCCGAACGTCAACCATATAGTGTCACTAGTGACACCGATGATGATGACGCTCTGTCCTACTTCCAGAAGCTCGCTGAAGAATGAGGTGGAACTATGAGAGGGTCTGCTTGACCCTCCTGGTTATCGCAACATACTATGCACTACTTTTTAAGTAAGAACGGGGGTCATCTGACCCCTGTTTTTTTAAGCCTTTTTGAAACGAAGTCTGACGATCTCTTGTAGTTGTTACCTTCTTTGAACTCATCAATGAATTGGTTGAGGTAGCTAGACTTTAGTAAATAAATCTCTCTAAATTTATCGTTCTCTTTATTCTCATGATCATACCCAGACACAGGGTGAGATACAGATGAACCAGGAACAGTAACAGTATTAGATCCATCCCAGTATGAGAATGGTGAGTTGTAGAAGTTCTCATCTACTTTCAGTCCACCTTTTAGAGCGATGTTGTATACTCTTCTACGAGTAGAGTCGCCAATGAGATACTGATCAGTCTTTACTTCTTCAGTCTCATAGTACAGTGGAGCATAAGCATTAACGTATTTCTTTTCAGCATACTTCTGCACTGCAGCAGGTGACCTGGGCCACTCGAACAATGGATTGATTAGATTGTTTGTTATGATAACAACCCAGTCGTAGAATGGACTGCCGTAAGTTGCATCAGCAATAGTTGCTGGTGTTTCTCCTACATCAACAGCATACTTGTTATAGTATACAGAGTAGTTGAAGATATCAGGATTGATTTCATATCTCCTGAAGAAGTTCTTCGCAGTTACGAAGTCGGACGTGGTGAATGGATACTCTAGTGGCTTGGTATCGTATTCAATGTTAGGAATTAAATTGAAGTACATTAGAAACTCTTTCCTCCTTCATTGATGTCTTCCGCGAACAACATCTTGAGTTCTTTGAATTGAACTGTAAGTTGAGTTGCAACTGGGGCACCTTCTTGATATGCAGACCACGAACCATCTGGTGTGTAGTTGATACTCACGTTAGTGATAGCACATGGTTTAAACTGTGAGACGTATTCATTAGGACTGGATCCAGTCATAAATGTAACCCTAACGATGTTAGGAACCTTGACAAATGCTACACCATATTCTGGTAGCATATTCTTTTTGAATGTATTACAAATTTTTCGGATCTCTTTTGATTCTCCATCTGTAGATGCAAACATCTTAAAGTTCAATGAGAATCCCCTCATCTCTGGAGACTCATACATCATCTCTACATTTGGATTAACGATTCTCCCTCCAGTTCCAGCAAGGGCCTGGTTAGAAGTGACACTGGTTCCTAATGCTTGGTTTGCCCTCTTTACAATTTCATCTAGAGCCTTTCTCTTTGCTGATCCGAAAGTTGCTTCACCTATTCCGCTGAATGCTGCACCAACATTGAACTGTCCAGCAGCAGCATTACCAACACCTGCCATCAGAGTCTTGGATAGCAATCCAAATCCAGCACCACCCCAGTTTGCACCATACTCTGACTGAATATCTTCAGGCATGTATAAAAGAATTGGATTACCCTGTGGATCTCCAAGCATCTCGTCACTTACAGACTCATTGTAATCTGTAGAACTAGATGCAAATGGTGGTTTGTATTTGAAGAACTCGAAGGAAACGTAGTCACTACTGTCAGTGATTGGTAGGGCCTTTGGATATCTCAACGCACCAGAGTCTGCTACTCCAGTATTGACTCCTCCAAAACCTAGAGAACTAATCTTTATTGTTTCGCCACTACTAGTTTGTTGTGATTTACTTTGTAGGCGATCAACCTGTCCGCCTGGTCCTCCATCAGCCATTATTTAACCATCTCCTTGTCTGATTGTTTGCCATATCCTTTGATGATTCGTTGTGCTTTGAGACGATCTTTAGAATCTGTTTCTGCCCATACTAATTCTCTTTCGTATGGAATCTTACCAGATCCTT